ACGGGGTGTCTTACGGGTTCTTCAACTATGACCATTTGCAGGTTTTCAAGGCGACCGAATTTGCGCCGCTTTATGATGAGGAAAACGGGTCACTTCGAGCTGGCATTCGGTTCTGGCAGATTGACAGCACAAAACCTATGCGGTTTACGCTATATGAAGAAGATGGATATACACAGTATATACTGAAAGATGGAAATGTGTCCGTTTACAAGCCGAAGCAAAGCTATATCCAAAAGGTGCAAACTTCCAAAGCTGATGGTGAAGAAATCATAGATGGTCGGAACTATCCGTCCTTCCCGATTGTGCCGTTGTGGGGGAATGAGTATCATCAATCTGAAATCGTTGGGATTCGTTCAAGTATTGATTGTTATGATCTCATCAAAAGTGGCTTTGCAAATGACCTTGATGATGCAAGTCAAATCTACTGGATTCTGGAAAATGCAGGTGGCATGGATGATGTTGACTTGGCAAAGTTCATTCAGCGAATCAAAACGGTTCATGCGGCTGTTGCAGGAGATGATGATGGAGCAAGAGCAACCGCACATACAATTGATGTTCCGTATCAAAGTCGTGAAGTGTATTTGAATATGCTGTCTAAAGACCTGCATCGTGACTTTATGGCTATGGACACGGATAACATCATAAATGGCGCAAATACTGCAACACAGATTCGTGCGGCTTACGACCCGCTAAACATGAAGGTCGATGAGTTTGACACAACCGTTGTGGATTTCGTACAGGAGATTTTGCGGTTGAATAGCATCGAAGATGATGTTACGTTCACTCGTTCTGTTATCGTCAATAAAGCTGAAGACATTCAAACTTTGATTGCCGCTGGTAGTGTATTGCCGAGCGAATATGTCTTGAAAAAGATTGTTGAAACTCTTGGCGATATTGATGTTTATGATGATGTCGTTAAAATGGCGGCAAAAGAAGAAATTGATAAGTATGAAGAAGATGAAGATGTAAACGAAGAAGTTCCGCAGAAAGAAGAAGAAAACGGTGATGTAAATGAGTGAAGAAGTCCATAAGATTGTTGATGATGAGATAGAGGAAGTCGCAAAGCGACTTTCCTCTATTTACAAACGCGAAGCGGATGAACTCGAACAAAAGGCAAAAACGTTTTTTGACAGGTTTGAAAAGCGGGATGCGCAAAAGCGCAAACTTGTGGATGATGGCAAGATGACCGAAAAGGAATATGCGAACTGGCGGCAAGGTCAAATGATGACAGGAAAACGATGGAATGACCTTGTAAAGCAATCATCTCGTTCGCTTATGAATGTTAGCCAACATGCAGTTGATATCGTAAACGGAAAGCTTCCAGAAATATATGCTTTGAGTTATAACGAAGTAGGCGGCGATGCTGAAAGAAAGTTAAAAGGCTACACGTTTGAACTTGTGAACAAGAACACGGTTGCATATCTTGCAAAAGAGGATAGAAACCTTTTGCCTTACAAAAAGGTTGGTGAAGAAAAGTTTGAACGCTGGTGTAAGCAGAAAATAAGTGGAGAAGTCATGCAAGGAATCCTGCAAGGAGAAAGCGTTGATAAGTTGGCAAAACGTTTCCGCGAAGTTGCTGGAATGGATAGAACAAGTTCAATTCGTAATGCACGAACCACATTCACGAGTGCAGAAAGCAAAGGAACTCTTGATGGAATGCATCAATTGGAAGATGATGGGCTGATTGTTAAGAAAGCTTGGCTTGCAACACATGATGGGCGCACTCGTGATAGCCATTTGCATTTTGAAGCAATAGGAGCTATTGACCTCGAAGATGAATTTGATACTGGTCTTATGTACCCAGCAGACCCTGATGGCGATCCTGCGGAAGTCTATAATTGTAGATGTTCTTTGGAAACGATTATTGTTGGCTATAACGGAAAGAAATTCGATTATCAATACGGCTTTGAAAGAAAACCAGTTGAAGGAAAAGATATTTCCGAAACTTGGGAACGTAGAGCAGATGATTTCGAATATGAGATTCAGGACGTAATCGACGCGCAGGGATTCAACGGCTTGCCACGTGTGGTTTCTGAAGAAGAATTCGATAAGGCGGTTAGGGAAAGCAATTTTATTGCTCAAAGAGTTTATTCTGCTCCAGATCAAGAGACGCTTGATTCATATCGAAATCAATTGTATAACGGTGAGTGGTATGTTGATTGTTCCAACGGAGGAGCCGCATTTGGCAAAGGAATGTATGCTGTTTATGATAATGGAATTGTAATAAATGAATATATGGAAAGAGAAATGAATGGTTACAGAGCAAGAAGAGGAACGGAACATAGTTACACAGAAACATTCACTCTTGTACCTGATGCAAAAACTATTACTCCAAATGAGTTAATAGCATTAAGGCGAGAAGTTCAAGAAAAGATTAATGTTGAATTTAAGGCACGAGGTGGATGGAGAAGTAAAGAAGCAATTGAATGGGCGAGCGAACATGATGTTGGATATAATAGATACGATGATGGCTCGTTTGCCGCTCTTATGGGATATGATGCGATTTTAACAAGTGGAATTGACAATTATGCCGTAATTCTTAATCGAACAAAAGTTATTTTCAAAGGTGATTGACAATGATTAAGTTTAAGTACAACAAAGAAGGACAACTAATTGCTTATAAGGACGGAAAGAAAGTCGGAGAAATTATAACAATGGGGGACATGATAAATGGCACAGACAGTAGTTCAGATAATAGACAACACAGCAAAAGCATTCGAAGCAATCGAGAGAGCAAAGAAAGCCGCGCTTAAAGCAATTGGCGCAGTTGCGGTAAACTATGCAAAACGTGATTGTCCTGTTAAGACAGGAAGATTGAAGGGTAGCATTGGCTATGAAGTCGCGGAGAATGAGGATGCTGTGTATATTGGCACGGATGTTGAATATGCGGAATATGTGGAATTTGACGATAACAAAAAGCATCCAAGAGGAGGGAAAGCTCACTTTTTGAGAGATGCCGCAACTTTGCACGATGATGAATACAAAAAGCTAACTCGTGACATTATGAAAAATGCTTGACAAAATCAAGCGTTTGTGCATATAATCAAGGTGAATCAAACGGCAAAGAAACGCCGCCGAAGAAAAGGAGATTTATAATGGCATTGAAGCGTGAAAACTTGAAAGCGATGGGGTTGAACGAAGAACAGATTAACGCCATTGTGGAGTTGCATCTCGACACGGTTAACGGGTTGAAAGCACAGTTGGAAGAAGCCAACAAAAAAGCTGGCTTGTATGATGATGCGAAGAAGCAGTTGGACGATTACGCCAAGGATGATTGGAAGAAGAAGTACGAGGATGAGAATGCCGCATTCACGGCATACAAGACGCAAGTAGAAACCGAAAAGGTTACGAACGCGAAAGTGAACGCATACACCGCACTTCTGAAAGAACTGAAAATTTCCGAAAAGCGTATTCCGTCTATCATCAAAGTGACTGACATGAAAGACATGGAACTCAACAAGGATGGAACGCTGAAGAATGCCGACAAGCTGAAAGAAGCCGCACAAACCGAATGGGCAGACTTTGTGGTAGTTGAATCCGAAAAGGGTGCAGATGTTACGAATCCTCCCACGAACAATGGCGGCAATACTTTCGAGCAGATGACGCTTGCGGAAAAAATGCAGTACGCAAATGAGCATCCTTCCGACCAGAATGTGAAGAACTGGTTGGGCAAATGAATTTTCAAAAGGAGATAAAAAATGGGAGTTTTTGACAGCAAAAATTTCAATTCTGAAGTATTCGGCAAGTATCTTGAAACTGTGCCGAGAGTGAAGCAGAACGCACTTCTCAAGGCTGGCGTTCTTCGCGTTCGTAATGACCTCCGTGCTATGCTGAATGAGCAGACGGGCGGCAACTTCGTCACGCTTCCGATGACTGGTCTCATTGGCGGTGCGGCGCTGAACTACGATGGTTCGACTAACATTACGGCAACTGGTATCGACACTTATGTGCAGTCCATGATTGTTGTCGGTCGTGCCAAGGCGTGGGAAGAAAAGGACTTCTCGTTCGACATTACTGGTCATGATTTCATGGCAGACATTGCCGCGCAGGTTGGCAATTACTGGGATGATGTTGACCAGACTACGATTTTGAGCATCCTTTCTGGTATCTTCGGCGTAACGACCGACAACTTCCAGTCGAATCATACGCTCGACATTTCCGCTGGTGCATCCAACAACACGGTTGGTGCGGACACGCTGAACAACGCGGTGCAGAAAGCGGCTGGCGCGAACAAGGACATCTTTACTGTTGCAATCATGCACAGCAAGGTCGCCACCACGCTTGAGAATCTTCAGATTCTGACTTATTGGGTAGAAACTGATGCGAACGGCGTACAGCGCCCTGTTGGTCTTGCGTCTTGGAACGGCAGAACCGTTATCATCGATGACGATGTCCCGACTGCAACTGCTGGCACTTCTCCGAACACGTATACCACTTACACCACTTACCTGCTTGGTCAGAATGCGTTCGACTACTGCGACGTTGGTGCGAAAGTTCCGAACGAAACGTATCGTGACCCGACTACGGCAGGCGGCAAGGATATGCTGATTACTCGCCAGCGCAAGCTGTTTGCACCGCGTGGCTTCTCGTTCGTGCAGCCGAGTACGGCAATCGTATCCCCGACTGATACACAGCTTGCTACTGCGGCTCGTTGGGCAATCGTTACTGATACTGCTGGTACTGGCTACTACAACAGCAAGGCAATTCCGTTTGCGCGAATCATCAGCAGAGGTTAAAAATGCTTACGGAAATTTGTCAAGAATTGAAGAACTGGTTTGACGTTGATCGACTTTTCGGAACGTTCTCTATCACTGACGGAAGAATCAATGTTCCGCAGATTCTTGACGGTCAATATTTCCGAATCATAGGCAGTATCTTCAATGATGGAGTGTACAAGAAAAGCGATGACCTTGAACTTGTGAATGAAGAATTTGACGGTGCTGTATGGTTACTGGCTATCCCAAAGCCGATTGAAGAACTTGCTTCGGAAATCGAGAACTGGGTTAACAAATATAGCGAAGTAGCAACAAGCCCGTACAATTCTGAATCGTTTGAAGGGTATTCGTATTCCAAAGGGGGCGTTAGTGGAAAATCATCTTCCACTTCCGTCCCCACATGGAAGTCCGTGTTTGCGGACAAGCTGAACAGATGGAGGAAACTATGACAAGTTTGTGGGAAACACAAATGGAAGATTGTGTTATGCTTGAAAAAACGAGCGAACCAGACGGTGAAGGCGGACGCAGAACTGTGTGGCATGAAACGTTAAGTTTCAAAGCGGCTATCACATTAAGCACAAGCGTAGAAGCCTTAACCGCAGAAGCTCAAGGTGTAACAAGCAGATACAGAGTTCATGTGTACAGACCTTTGACATTAGAATATCACGAAGTGTTCAAGCGTTTGAGCGACAGCAAAATCTTCCGTGTTACCTCGGACGGGGATGATGTGAAATCCCCGATGGCTTCAACCATCAGTATGTCAGTTGTTACAGCAGAGGAATGGAGGCTTGAACAATGACAAAGGAAGCGGCTTTAACCTCGTTTTTTGAATCGTTCGGAATTACGGCTTATCCCGAAACAGATGTTCCGAGCGATGCTGTTTATCCGAGATTGACATATCAAGTTGTTATCGGAGAACCGAATCAAGAAACAGCTTTAACTTGCAATCTTTGGTGGTATTCTGAATCGCATATTGCGATAAACGCCAAGGCAGAGGAAGTAAGGCAAAGGTTGGGTCGCGGAGGGGTGCTTCTTCCTTGCGATGGCGGTGCGATTTGGCTGAAAAGAGGACAGCCGTTCGCACAAGATGTTAAGGATGAGAACGATATGGTTCGCAGGAAGTATATCGTTCTCACAGTAGAATATATCATTGTTGATTAAGGAGAAAATGATATGAGATTTACACAGATTCCGACTAATACATTTAAGCAGTTGCAGTTGAACGCTGGCATTCTTTGTTCGGAGTTCACGCCTGCGTCTGGTGCGGTTACTGGCCTTCTCGGAGCGACGAGCGGCGGTATCAACTTTACGGCTGCGCCCAGCTTTATAGATTTCGGCGAAGACATCGATAACTGCCCCAAAAATACCATGGAGCTAAAACGGCTCGATGATTGGGAAGTAAAGATGAGCGGCACGTTCTTGACTGTTACCGCAGACACGGCAAAACTGCTTGCTGGCGTTGCGGATAAAGATGCGACTGACACAACGAAAATCACGCCGCGCCGCGACTTGTCGCAGGAAGATTTTGATGACATCTGGTTTGTTGGCGACTATTCAGACAAGAATGGTACGACCAACGGCGGCTATGTGGCAATTCATATGATGAACGCTCTTTCGACTGGTGGTTTCCAGATTCAGACTGGCGACAAGGAAAAGGGCGAGTTCGCGTTCGAGTTCACTGGTCACTATTCTATGGACGCGCAGGACACCGTGCCGTTTGAAATCTATGTCAAAGCAGGCTCGGCAGAACCCGGCAATTAACGACGAGGTAAGGTCTTATGAAGATTTCCGAACTTTCAACTGACAGAGCAATGGATGTGTTTTGCGAGTTAGTTCCGTTCATGGAAAACATCTTTTCCGACGAACAGCTTATCGCAGAACTGAAGAAAAAGATGGACATCACGGAAGAAACTACGAACGCAGAAAAGATGTCTATGGTCATGGGCAAGATTAACGTGATTGCGCCGATTCTTTTGAAGAAGCGTAGAAACGATGTGCTTGGTATGCTTGCGACTATCAACGACAAGACCGTAGATGAAGTAAAGAAGCAGAATTTCATTGCAACGTTGGTGCAAATTCGTGAAATCATCGCAGACAAGGACTTTATCGATTTTTTCAAATCGTTCGCGGGGTTGGTGGGGGGCGCATAATAAACGCCCTCTTTTCAATGCCGCGAATGAACGGGAAAGCTATCTTGGCATCATTACCGTATGTTGTGGAAAATCAGTTTGAAGAACTGAAGTACCGCATATACATCACAGATGCGCTTTATTCCGTTTCTAATGGAGCATTAAAGAAAAGATATTATGACATAATGAAAAAGAAGCAAAAAGCTTCTGAGAGCGTTAGAACGGGTGATGAGATAGCAAATGATTTGATAAAAGAAATGGGGTTGACATATGAACCTGTTTGAACTGTTTTTCAGAATAGGCGCAAAAGATGAAGCCAGCGGAGTGATCGGAAAGATAGCCGCTGGCTTTAGAGGACTTGCACGAATCGGTGGAGTTGCTATCACGGCTGCTACTGGCGCGCTTGTTTCTTTTGGAACGGATTCCGTTAAGACTGGCGAAAGATTCGATAAGTCAATGTCGCAAGTAGCCGCTACTATGGGCATGACTGTTGAACAGTTAAATGCAAGTGAAGAAGCACTCGCAGAAATGACGGACTCTGAAAGGGAAGCGGCTATTGAAGCGCAAGAAAGTTTCGGGAAGCTTCGTGATTTTGCACAAGAAATGGGTGCTCAAACAAAGTTTTCTGCTTCTGAATCAGCAGATGCTTTGAATTACATGGCTCTTGCTGGATATGATGCAGAGACTTCTATCGCAATGTTGCCTAATGTTCTGAATCTTGCCGCTTCAGGTGATATGGATTTGGCAAGAGCATCGGACATGGTTACTGATGCACAATCAGCACTCGGATTGACGCTTGAAGAAACAAACATGATGGTCGATCAGATGGCTAAAACGGCATCTAAATCGAACACTTCCGTTGAACAGCTTGGAGATGCAATGCTTACAATCGGCGGTACTGCAACACTCATGTCTGGCGGTACTGATAGGCTTTCCACAGTCCTCGGCATCCTTGCTGATAACGGCATTAAAGGTTCTGAAGCTGGAACGCATCTTCGTAATATGCTTTTGAAATTGTCTTCTCCCACAAAAGACGGAGAACAGGCAATGAAAGACTTGAATCTCCAAGTCTTTGATAGCAATGGCAATATGCGAGATATGCAAGATATTATTACTGATCTTGGAGAATCGTTGGAAGGAATGTCTGACGAAAAGAAGATTAAGTACATTTCTGACCTTTTTAATGCCCGCGATATAGCCGCTGTTAACGCATTGTTGAATACTTCTACCGATAGATGGAATGAACTTGGCGAAGCAATCGTTGACAGCCAAGGCGCGGCAGAAAAAATGGCTAATATGCAGTTGGATAACCTCGCTGGTGATGTTACCATTTTTCAATCTGCACTTGAAGGCGCAAAGATTGCAATTTCCGACGTTCTTACTCCTACTATTCGCGAATTCGTTCAATTTGGAACTGACGGTATTCAAAGACTTACGAAAGCGTTTAAAGGCGAGGACGGTCTTAATGGTGCCATGACTGTTTTTGGAGACTTGCTGAGTCAAGGCGTGTCAATGATGATGGCAGAAATGCCTAATATTGTCATGGCGGCTGTGGAACTTGTGAAAGCGTTTGGCAAAGGCATTGCTGATAATATCGACATTATTGTTTCAACCGCTGTCCAAGTGATTACGTATCTTGCTCAAACTTTCATTGAGAACTTGCCACAAATAATAGAAACAGGATTGAAGATAATTGTAAGTCTTGTAACTGGAATAGCAAAAGCTTTGCCTGATCTGATTCCTGCGGCGGTTTCGGCAGTCCTTACAATCGTGGATGGGCTTATCGACAATATTGACCTGCTGATAGATGCCGCGCTTCAATTGATTCTTGGTCTCGCCGAAGGGCTTATCAAGGCAATTCCGAAACTGATAGAAAAAGCACCTGAAATAATCGAAAAATTAACGAAGGCACTCATAGAGGCCGCGCCGAAAATCTTGGAGGCGGCATTCGAATTGGTTGTCATGCTGATCAAAGGAATTTTGGATTCCGCGAAGAAATTGATTGAAACCGGATTCGAAATGGGAAAGAAGGTTGGCGAGGGTATTGGAAAATCGTTATCGACCGTCTTTGAGAAAGGTAAGCAACTTGGTAAAAAGCTGAAGGAAGGCTGGGACAATGCGGTTTCAGGCGTGAAGCAATGGGCGACAGACCTAACAACCAAAATCGGGAACGGAATTAGTGCAGGATGGGCTTCATTAAAGAACACCGTTTCCGAGCGGTTCAACAGCCTTGTCAACGTGATTAAGGCTCCGTTGAATGCCGTCATCGGGTTTGTACGGGAAGTTGTGGAAAAGCTCAAGAACATGTTCAAGTTCGAGTGGAAATTGCCGAAGATCAAGCTCCCGCATTTTAAGGTTGAGGAAGGCATGAAAATCCTTGGTATTACTTTGCCTCGAATTAAGGTTGAATGGTATAAAAAGGCCTATGAAGAACCGTATATGTTTAACAGCCCAACGGTGCTTGGCACACCACATGGCGCAAAAGGATTTGGCGATGGTTCAGGTGCAGAAATGGTGTACGGTCGTGATAACCTTATGCGTGACATTCAGGCGGCGGTTGCTGGCATGACAGGCATTACAATCAACGTGTATGCACGCGAAGGACAAAGTGCGAAACAGATTGCGCTGGAAGTACAGCGCGAACTTGTGCGGCTTGAAAATCAGCGAAAGGCGGCGGCTTTGGCATGAATCTGATTTTTGATGGTGTTGATTTGAAGCAGGAGTTCGGTTGCGAAATCTTCCGAGATGACAGCGACCGCGCTCCTGCGCGGGAAATTGAATCTGTTGCTATTCCAGGACGAACTGGCGATTTACTGAAAGATGGAAAACGTTACCCGAATGTTCCAATGAAGTATGCGCTTGTTTTTCCTGATGGGAATTTCAGCGATTGCAAGAACTTTCTCCTTTCTCGTGTCGGTTATTCGCGGTTGGAAGATTCCGAGCACTCGGACGAGTATTACATGGCGTATGTCAAGGCGGACATCGAGCCAACCGTGACGCGACAGCGTGACATGGCAAAGTATGTTGTAGAATTTGAGCGAAAGGCGCAGAGGTATCTGAAAAGCGGGGAAACGGTGCAGACGTTTACTGCCGCTGGATCTATTACGAATCCTACGCGCTTCGATGCACAGCCGCTTCTTCGCGTGTATGGCGCTGGGTCTGTTGGCATTGGTGCAAGGTCGTTCACAATTACAAGCGCAGACGAATACACCGACATCGACTGCGAGCGCATGGATTGTTTCAAGGGCGTTGAACCTCGAAATGAGTACGTGCAATTCACTGGTCACTTGTTTCCGACTTTGCCGTCTGGCGTGACACAGCTTACATTTTCCGGCGTGACGAGGATTAAAGTAACTCCGAGGTGGTGGCGGTTATGATTCCTGTTTTGTATAGAAAAGACGAAATTGATTTTACATCCAACGGGCTTGGTCGGCTGGTAGATTGCATCACGGGTTCGGCAACCGAGGAAGTCAACGGCTCGTATGAAATCGAATTCGAATATCCAACAGACGGAAATCTGTTTGATTACATGATCGAACACGGCGGTGTCGTGTACACGATTCACGATGATCGCAAGGACCTTCAGGCATTCGATATTTACAGCCACACCACGCCGCTTGATGGCTTTGTAACGTTCCGCGCTCGGCACATCAGCTATCGACTGAACCCTATTATGGTCAAGCCGTTTACGGCTGTGAGTTGCGCTGACGCAATGCAGGGAATCAAGGCAAACAGCGCCACTCGAAATCCGTTTACGTTTTGGACGGATAAAAACGTTGGGACGGGATTTGAACTTGACCATCCCGAATCCGCAAGAGCATTACTCGGCGGCAAAGAGGGGTCTATCCTTGATGTGTACGGAAAAGGCGAATATGAGTTTGATATGTTCAATGTCAAGCTTTATTTGAACCGTGGGCGCAAGACCGACGTCACCATTCGATACGGAAAGAATCTGAAAGAACTTAACCGTGAATACGACGAATCAGACACTTTCTCGGCAATAGCACCGTACTGGAAAAACGACGAAGAAGTTGTATATCTACCGGAAATTGTTGTCGTTTCGGACAGCGTTCCTGTCGAGGACATGCCGTGGACAGACGAAAACGGTGAATACATTCATGGAACGAACGGCGAGCCGATTTATTTCAGGTATGCTCGTATCGAGCCTGTCGCAATGGATTTAAGCGCGTCGTTCGATGAAAAGCCGACAGTTGAACAGTTGCGGGAAAAGGCGCGGCAGTATTTGGCGAACAACAAGCCGTGGGAGCCGCATGAAAACATCACGATAGACTTTGAGGCACTTTGGCAGACGACCGAGTATGAAAGCGTTGCGGCGCTTGAACGGCTTGCACTGTGTGATTCTGCGTCCATCTATTATCCAGAAATTGGCATCATCGTTGAGAATAAGAAAATCATTAAAACGCAGTATGATTTTCTGAACGAACGATATTTGCAGATGGAATTTGGTGCTCTGCAAAGCTCTCTCGCGGAAACAATCACGGAGGCCGTGCAAAGTGACATTAACGATCTTCGGGCGGCTGTCGCACAAAGCGCGTCGTCGTATGATTTGGAGAGAGCAATCGAAGAAGCGACGAAAGCTATCACGGGCGGACTTGGTGGGCATCTTGTTATCAAGATGAATGCGAATGAGGAGCCTGAGGAACTGCTCATTATGGACACGGACAACATCGCAACGGCCGTGAACGTGTGGCGGTGGAATCTGAACGGTCTCGGTCATTCCCACAACGGCTACAACGGACCGTTTTCTGACGTCGCGCTGACGATGGACGGTAAAATCAATGCCAGCATGATCACGACAGGCATATTGAATGCCGCGCTGATACAAACTGGGACAATGGCGGCGGACAGAATAAAAGGCGGGACGTTGCTGCTCGGTGGAAGCAACAATACAAATGGCTCATGGGTAGTCCAAGATGCGAACAGCACAGAAGTCGCACGCGGCGACAAGGATGGCGTAACGTCGAAAGCGTTGACAGCGACTAAGTATGTCTACATCAACGCTGGAGCTGGAAGCTACTTTAAGATGCCAATAAGCGCAACAAAGCCTGATACGGAATATTTTCTCATAACGAATGAAGGACAGTATCCGTTTTTAATATACGCACGATCGCAAAACCCAGATTACCCGAACGGTGTTACGAGCTACGGAATAGATGTATCAACACCGTATTCATATTCAGGATTCTTTGTAGGCGATGCGGACGGTGAAACAAAAACAAGAATGCGTGCGAGTGGTTTCATCGTGGAGAATAGCAACGCGCGCATTTATGCTGTTGCTTCTCGAGGCATTGGAGCTGAATTAAGAACGGAGGACTTCGACAGCGTGCTCTTCACGCTTGACTTAGACGGAGATTTTTTCTGTAAAGGAACGAAAAGCCGTGAAGTCGATGCTGGTGAATTCGGTGAACGATTGCTCTACTGCTACGAAACGGCTACACCGACGTTTGGTGACATTGGCAGCGGCACGATCGGAGAGGACGGAACTTGCTATGTGTGGATTGAGCCGATTTTCGCGGAAACAATCAGCAATGCCGAGTATCTCGTCACATTGCAAGAGTACGGAGATGGGCGTTGCTGGGTGAAGGAACGAAACAGCGGGTATTTCGTTGTAGAAGGAACCCCTCACCTTGAATTCGGGTGGGAGATCAAGGCAAAGCAAAAAGGCTACGATCAAATAAGAATCGGCGCTCCAAAGCAGACGGAGGAAGCAAAAATGGATTACGGCGCTCTTGCGTCGGATTATGTGAGTACATTACAAAAAGGGAGGATTGAACTATGAAAGTTGTAACGAGCACGACGGTATTTCAGGATTCGGTCGGTATGCGTATGAGCATCACCTATTCCGAGGTTAACGATCAGACCGGAAAGATCATCGCGGACAATAAGCGCGAAAACCGCGTCCTGACCGACAAAACCGCGAAATCTCACGCGAATTCGTTGCTGTCTTATGCGCAGGATTACATCGACAGTTTGGAGGGATAACACATGATTATTGACCAGCTTCCTGCTCTTTCCACGGCTGGCGATAGCGACGAAATCGCCATCGAGGTAGGGCAGACAACCTACAAAATGACCAAGGCGGATTTCCTCAAAGAATTCATGCCAAAGGCTGGCGGCACATTCACGGGTGACGTAACGTTTAACGGCGTATTAGACGTGACGCAACGGCGGTGCAATGCTACGCTGTCAAGTGCTGGATGGTATCGAATCCTTAGGTATGATGCACCCAGTAGCGATGTGGCTTCTGGCGTGTTGCCGTTTGAGATCGAGTTCTTTATTAACAGAGCCACAAACACAACAACGAACGAACTGCACAAGGTCACGTTGTCCGCGGCTCAAAATTACTTCCGTTTCAACAATGAGGTCAGTCAATCTCAAACCTTTAGCATCGACAAGGTTCGTGCGATGGTAAGCGGTTCGACAATGTATGTTGACATACATTACGATGGGAACACAGCGAACGTGGTATATGTTGATTTTTCTGTGCATTGTTGGTGGGAATACGCGAGGCTGTTTGCACCTGTTGCATTTGATGCCGTTGCAGACGCACCATCTGGCGAAACCGTGCTGACAACGTATGAGTTTAGTGCAAACGGCATTAGAACAGTAACGCTGACATCCGCACATAGTTCTGTGACCATCAACGGTCAAAAGTGCGTTCGTTCAGGGAACGTGGTGTCTCTATGGGTAGACTTCTCTGTGTCTGACACCATATCTGGTTGGCCTATTATTATCAGCACTCCAACGTTTGCCTGCCCTGCAAACGCAATAGTATATGACGCTGGGAGCATGGTGCAGACAAATGTTAGAGTGTATTCAGATGTCGGAAACCCAGGACTACGCAGTTATGGCACGATCCCTTCTGGTCGATACGTTGCGTTTGTTACATATATTACAACAGATGTATAAGAGGAGGTAAAACAATGCAAACACTATTTATTCTCGAATATCAGGCTATGAATGACGGCTCTTGTACCGCCACTCCACCGCTGGGTTACACGGACGAAACCGCTTGCCTGTCGGCTTTCTACAGCAAGTGTGCAAGTGCGGTGGTATCGTCCTGCGACACCCATACCGTTATGATTGTCAATAGCGAGGGCGAAGTTTGGCGTGGGTATAAGCAGACGCTTCGGCACGGACATGAATCAACGGATACTCAATAATCTTGACAAGTTAGGCAAAAGTGTGGTAACATCATAGAAACAACTGGCGTTCTTTGACATGGGTTGCTTTCTTCCTAAGCAGAATCCTCGCGTTCTCACGGTCGCGAGGATTTTGCTCGTTTCTGAAGTAAAAAAAGTTAAAAAAAGTTACAAAAAGGAGTTTACATTTTGGTCAAAGTATGATAAGATATAATCAAGAAAAGGTACTAAAGGAGATCACTAAGATGACATACGAAAAGAAATTCAATCAGTTCACTAAAAAAGAACAGGCTGAGATTGAAGAAATCTATAACGATTGCGGTTACTGGACAATAATTCTTAAAAACCACGACAGAGTCCTCAGCGAAGACAGTTGGATGGAAGTCAAATGGGAACTGAAGGAAATGGTCAGACGTAACAACTTTGAACTTGAATGGTAACAAGAAAGGAGAAACTAAAATGAAGTTCGCAGAAATCAACAAGAAGTACACCGAAAAAGTTGCATCGTACATGGCTATGGGTTACACAATCAACACGGCAACGATGAGTGGAAGCCAAGGCGAGATTGCTCACATCGACCTCACGAATGGCAAGGAAATCATTCGCGTGATGCTCGAAAGCAAAAGCGAGCATGAAATCGACCGTGAAAAAGAAAAATGGTACAGTTTCGATGTAACTCAAATTGTGGTTGGCAGATGCACCGACAAAGTTACTCCGAACAGCGATGACACTTGGCAGACACTTTGGAACAGTCACCTTGAAATCATCAGTTGCGAAAAGTTCTACAAAATTGGAAGAAACGGATTCTACGGCACGAAAGAGGAATCCATGAATCAGCAGAAAAAGCACATCGAAAGATACCGCGCGAATCACATCAAAAACGAGAAAGTCTTTTCAGATTCCGCAAAGGAAATCGTTCTTCCGTTTATGAAGCGTCAGCCGAAGTGCAAGAGCATCAAAGTGTCCGACATTGAAAATGTCAAGAAAGTTATTTATGAAGATGAATTTCATGTCAGCTACTTTGTATTAGCAAAAGGAAACCAGTACAGATTGCATTGAAAAACATTGACATTCAAGAACGTTCATGCTACAATCCGAATGAGGTGATAATATGCAGAACGTTCTTGAATTTATTAAATTTGCTCTTTCTCATGCAGACCCAAAAACGCTGCCGATTGGTTCTATCGTTCCATGCAGAGCTGGAACTGATGGCGTGTGGGAATATCTTTTTGGAACTCGTGGGCAAGTATGCACACAGGCCTTGCTTGATTCTCGGTACAAGTCTTATTACTCTAAAAACGGTTGGGACAGGAAAGAATTCGACAGCGTAACAAGCGGATGGGTGGAAAACAAAGTTCATGTTACGGATTGTGAAGGACTTCTCGATGCTTACTTAAAGAGTGATGTTAAAGCGAACAGCAATTACGAAAAGTATTGCACGGACAAAGGACTTATTTCCGCAATCGACAGACCTTTTGTTGTAGGTGAAGCCGTTTTCAATGGAACAAATTCAAAGAAAACACACGTCGGTTGGGTATGCGGATTTGTCAAAAATGATCCGCTTGTTGTCGAATCAAGGGGGATAAAGTACGGCGTTGTGATTTCACGAATGAGTAAACGTGCGTGGAAGTATCGCGGACTTATGACAAAGAAGTTCGAATATGATCCACAACCGCAACCACAGCCTACACCTGCAAAAGATTTTGTATTTACGCGAGATCTGAAATACGGATGTAAAGGCGATGATGTAATTCGCTTGAAAGCATTGCTTATCGGAAAAGGCTATCGCGACGGAATCACAATCAGCACAAAAGAAAGCAAGAATTTCGGTGGTGCTACGCGACGCAATGTGAAGGCATTCCAAAGAGACAACGGTTTAACCGTGGATGGAATTGCAGGAAGAAAGACGATAACAAGTTTAGGAGGTATTTTCAAATGAAACGCGATTGGAAAGCATGGTTCAAATTTGCTGGGATTCGTGCACTGAAAACCATTGCACAGACAGCGATTGCAACAATCGGAACGACTGCTTTGCTCACTGAGGTAAACTGGGCTGTGGTAGCATCAGCATCAGCACTTGCTGGTATTCTTTCGCTTTTGACAAGTATTGCTGGTATTCCTGAAGAAAGTCTTGAGGAATTGCAATAATGAACGAACAGGAGATTATAAACGCCACACTTGAAAGAGCCGATGAACGTTATGTCCGCAAGGATGATTGCAACACGCAGATGGATGAAGTAAAAGGTCAAGTTGGTGGTCTTGACGGGGACGTGAAAGTCATAAAGAATACCGTTATGATTACGAACAAGGTGCTGTGGGCAATCTTTGTGGCAGTTCTCGGATATTTCGTCGTGATGATTCTTGACAAAGTATTTTGAGGTTGTTAAGGAATGAATTGCAAAGATTGCGCAAATCGTCCAAAGATTGGAAACAAAAGCAAAGACGAACAATATTATGTGGACATCCTTGATGCAATGGCAGAACGCACGAACAGACGTTCTCATATGTTGAACATCATTTTGGCCGTTATGCTTGCGGCTTCCATTGTTGCCATTGTTTGGCTGAACAATGAAAGAGTTGAAGCTTTAGGCGAGAAGATTGATGCTATCAATGAATTGAGAGAGCTTGAACGCAGTATCGAAACCACATACGAATACGAATATGATGTTGAACAGGATGCTGACGGCGGTGGCAGTAACTTTGTTGTAGGCGGTGATTATTATGGCGAAGCAAAGAGCGAAAGTCAAGATCAAGAAAACAACACGCCGTAAAACTGGGGGAATAGTGGTTATCACCAATGCAATATGTGCCATGGTACTTGGAGAATTAAGAACAAGTGAAGCCAAAAGTTGAGTACGACAATACTCCTATGAAAGAACTCATCATGGAGAAGATTCATAATCCAACGGAACGGAAGATTCTGCATGATAGGCTTTGTAATGATATGTCATATGCAGACTTGATGGCAAAGTATCACGTTTCAAAGTCAAAAGTTCAACGTACTATCCGAAAAGGCAAAGAACGACTATTTCTTGAATAAAAACTGAATCAAAAATGAACCGTTTGTGAACCGCAAACGGTTCTTTTTTTATGTACAATTTTTTCGGAGGAAGGAAAAGTGCTTTTCGAGTATCACAACGAAAATCCAGTTGAAGCAAGGGTTGGTGATTGCACGGTTCGTGCCATAGCTTTCGCAACAGACCAAAGTTGGGAAACGACCTACTGGGGAATCTGCTTTGAAGGCTTCATTCAACACGATATGCCAAGTGCAAATAATGTGTGGGGTGCTTACTTGATGAGCTTGGGCTTTGAACGATTTGTTATTCCGAACACTTGCCCAAGTTGCTATACAGTAAAGGATTTTTGCAGAGATAACCCGAAAGGCACTTTCGTTCTTGCCACAGGAAGTCATGTTGTCTGCGCGAAGAACGGACGATATTTTGACACATGGGACAGCGGAAATGAAGTCCCGATTTTGTACTACAAACGAAAGGATTGAAATGTATGGCATACAATTATTATCCCTATCAGCCGAACTATTTCGGAAGCCCGTATCAGCCACAACAGCAAATGTCGGCACAACAATCTCAAACCTCTGCGAACAACGGCATCATTTGGGTTCAAGGCGAATCTGGGGCGAAGTCTTACTTGATTGCGCCGAATACGACCGTAATGCTGATGGACAGCGAATCGAACAAGTTCTACTTGAAGTCGGCGGATGCAAGTGGAATCCCGCTTCCGCTACGTAAGTTCACATACTCTGAAGACACTTCAGAAGCTCAAAACAGCGCTATTCCTGCCAAAGACAATAATCCCAAAGCGTATGACGCAAAAGGTGAAATAGAGGCTCTCAAAAGCGAAATAGAGGCATTAAAGGCAAAGTTTGCAGAAAGTGAGAAGAAAGACGATGAAAAGCGGAAATTCGATTTTTAATTCATTGAATCCAAGCGGTGGAATTCTTCAACAGTTTAACCAGTTTAAGCAGAACTTTCGCGGCGACCCCCAACAGCAGATTCAACAGATGCTGAACAGCGGAAAGATTTCACAAGCACAGTACAACGCGGCTGTCCAAAAGGCACAGCAGTTTCAACGGATGTTTGGCGGAAGATAACGGTATCAACATTCAAGCGCGCAGAATGTGGATATAAAAAGACAAATGAAAGGAAACAAATACAAATGGCACTTACTGATGAAAATGGTAGTGGAATGGTGATGCCTGTTGCTCCGATGTATGGCGGTGGTAACGGTGGCTTCGGCAATAGCTGGGGCGGTGACGGTTGGTGGATTCTGATTCTGTTCTTCCTGCTTGCTGGTAACGGCGGCTGGGGCATGGGCAACGGCTTTGGCGGCGGCGCATTTGGTTACGACTTCCCGTGGCTGTTCAATGGTCAGAATAACATCAATGCGAACACGAACGCTGGCTTCCGCGATGCACAGTTGCACGATTCCGTGACTTCCGTGCGTGACGGAGTGAGCGCACTCGCAACGCAGCTCTGCGGTTGTTGCGGGGATTTGCAGATGTCGCTTGCAAACGGCTTTGCTGGAACGACTGCGGCTGTCACGGGCGCACAGAACGCTATCTCACAGCAGTTGTACAGCAACGAACTCGCTTCTCTCAACCGTTCCTTTGCGGAACAGACGGCGAACACCGCAGGATTCAACGGAGTACAGTCCTCTCTGTGCGACATTCGCTACGGTTCTGCGACGAACACACGCGACATCATCGACAGTCAGACGCGCGGAACGCAGGCGATTTTGGACAAGCTCTGTCAGCTTGAACTTGACGGTTACAAGCGTGAAGCAGACGATCTCCGTCAGCGGCTCAACGCGGCAGACCTCCGTGCTTCGCAGACGGCGCAGAATGCGTTCATCTCGCAGGGCTTCGCAAACGAGGTAGACGCTCTGTACAACCGTCTGAACTCCTGCCCTGTTCCGACCACGCCTGTATATGGTCGCACTCCTATCTTCACTTGCGGCGGTCAGCAGCCTTGCGGTTGCGGTTGCGGAAACAGCACGTTCTGATTGAGGTTGTAGTTATGGCAGAGTATGTATACAACCCGATTCAGCTTGTTCAGCCGAATCAAAACGTATTGCTTGACAGGTCTATTCCATGTAACAAAGGCTATGTCTTTCATCGGGAAGGTTCTGGCATCCTTACTCTCCGTGGAGCCGTCAACAATCCGAGCGCGTGTTTTGCACGTTACCAAGTCACATTCAACGCGAACATTGCTGTACCCGAAGATGGTACTGTCGGCCCGATTGCGATTGCTCTTGCAATTGACGGCGAGCCGATTCAGACGAGCAGAGCGATTGTCACACCTGCGGCTGTGGATGAATATTTCAATGTCACAAGTACGGCAATCATTACTGTTCCGAAATGTTGCTGTCTGAATGTAGCTGTCGAAAATGTCAGCTTCGGTGCAACTGCGGCTGATGCCCCGACAGCGATTAACGTGCAGAACGCCAACCTTACCGTGACAAGGATCGCATAAGAAAGGAGAAAAACAATGCACGAACTTGAAGAAACTTTGCACGAACTTTGTGAAGTTGTCGAAGGCGAGCTTGAGAAGGCAAATGCCAAGATTAGAAAGTCTGGCGGTGAACTGACTTCTGGTGATATAGATTACCTCGATAAGCTGACGCACATGATGAAGTCCATCAAGACCACAGCAGCAATGCTCGAAGGAGGCTATTCCTACGATGGCGATGGCGGCAGTTCTTATGCAAGACGCGGCAGATATTCACGCGATGATGGTAGTTCGTATGCCCGTGGTCGTGGAACATATGCAAAGCGTGACAGCATGGGCAGATATTCCCGCGAAGGTGGCTATTCCCGCGCGGAAGACGAAATGGATTCCGTTGTGGAAGAACTGCGTAGCATGATGGGCTCGCTCCCGAAAGAGAAGCAGATGGAAGTCGAAAAGTTCATCCGCAAGGTTGAGCAGATGTAAAAGGGGGTGCTGACCTTGATAACTGAGCAAGACTTGCAAGAAGCCATAGCTGAATGCCAAGGTCAGCGAAATCCCACAGCAAACACTTGCATTAAGCTTGCGGCTTTCTTGACGATTCAGAAAGAACTGTTTGGAAGCACAGAAGCAGAACAGCCAATGCGTGGCTATTCGTTCGATGCTGGTAACGAGCAAATCATTTTATATGAAAGTGATTCCGACTTTGGCAGACTTGTGAAAGGAAAAGAGCAAAGACGGATATTGAAAATTATGGATGAAGCCATGGATGTAATGCAGACGGTGAATCCAAACTTGTATGCAGGCATAATGCGAAAGATAAGAGAAGCGGACTTTTGAGCCGCTTCTTTTTTATGAAAAAAAGTGAAAAAAATTTCAAAAAAGGTATTTACATTTTGGGCAATTTGTGATAAGATATAATCAGGTAAGGAAATTACCCCTACAAAATGAATCCAAAGGAGATCAGAAACAATGACAAACCAAATCAAGAACGAAACAATCGCAAAGCTCAACAGAGAAGAAATCGGAACATTGGGTCTTTACAACAGAGGCATAATGACTTATAAGGGAACTCTGAAGTCCAGAAGAAATGGTTTTAAGACTATCAAGGTAAACGACATCCAAACGAATTTCGAGAATGATGCTTACAAAATCGAATTCATTAAAATCGAAAAAATGCATGATGAAGATGAATATGCGATGAGACTTTTCAATAACGAATCAAATGAATATGTTACATTCATGCCTTTGCTAGGAATTGAATTCTTTAAGTGATGGTTTTCCATCACGATGTAATGCGGCCATCGGCGGTCACAAGCCCGCGAGTAACGCAGAGTGCATCACAGGAAAGCGAGGACTTCAAAATGGAAAGCACGGTTTATGAAATCTATTTCATTTGCAAGAACATGCCGTATCGGTATCTTCGTTCTACTGAAAAAGAGGTCGATGAAGTTATTAAGATGGTGACATTGCACGGCGGCGTTGTAACGAAGATTATTAAGTGGTAAGAGGAAAGAAACTATGGCGAAGAAGTTCGTAACAGGTTGGATAAGCACACCGATTGAAAGATACCTTCCGAATCATTCGGAAAAGGCGATTGCACTGACATATGACAACGAGAAGCTTGTGTGGTTTCCACGGTCGTGTCTGAAGATTAGTGAGCCGAACGATGTTGGCAACGTTTGGGTAAGTGTTCCGATGTGGCTCATTAAGTCAAAAGGAATTGACTATCACAAGATAGTTGAGATTGATTTCAAGGAGGAAACGAAAAATGATTAGAGGCATCCACGTTGGCAAGAATGGCTATGAAATAGCCAAGATCGACGGAAGTCTAAAAAGCCTGTATCAAGTTTGCAAATGTGATTTGATTGACATTGTTGTACGGGAAATTGATGGTCATGCATTTGATTTCGTGTGCGATGATGAGGGGCTTTTCAAAGACAAAATCTTTTGCACGGTTCATTCGAAATCATATGGCCCAAGTATTGTGAATGATGTGTTTATCTGCTCCCACAATGGTGGCGATTTGGAGAGCCTTACCGATGAGGAAATCGAGATTGTCAAAAATGCTATTCATGGTAGCATCGTTCTCGTAGACTAATGTACCATATATTATTCATTTTCTTATTTCCTTCCGTGAAAAAAAGAGAAATAAAGAGAATAAATAGGGAAATGTACCATATTACATACATTACATGAAAGGAGGTGTTTAAATGGATTATGAACTTCTGCGAACGAAGACACTCCGATACAGAGCAAAGCACAATCTTTCACAAGAAGCTTTTGCAAATCTTGTTGGAGTAACAAAGGCAACAATCTGGAACTTTGAATCTGGCAAGTCAAAGCCAACGAATTTGACACAGCAGAAAATCTTAATTGCAATTGAAGAAAAGGAGGACTAAAAAATGATTGAAATCAGAATCGAAAACTGTCTTGGAGAAGTCAAGGCAAGCGGAACTACAAGAGAGATTATTAAGGACGCATGTGGAGCTGTTGTTGCACTTCATAATTCACTCGGTAACTGCAATGATGGAGATGGCAAGTTTGCACAAGACTTCTTTAAAGAAATGTGCAGCAGTGGCAAGCTTTTCGATGATGACTTTGTGGAAGCTGTTGTGCCTACAAAGAAAGAGGATGTCGATGTTATCAAGGAATATGTGAAAGCAAGAAAGAACGTTGAAGAATTAAAGTCCAAAATTGTGAAGGGAGAATAAGAAAATGGTTAAAATCAATGGCAAGAATGGCTCTGTTGAAATTGAATGGGGGCTTAAAGATGGCGGCGGTGAAATGCTCGCTGATGCTATTTGCGTTGTTTCATCGATTTACAATTCCATGTCCAAAATGAAAGATGCAAAAGAAGCTGAACTTGTTCGCAGAATCTTTAAGGATAGTTGCGAAGAAGGAATTCCTTTCATTGAAGATGAACAGGAAAAATCATCTGCAGTAGGAAAGGTATTTGCAAAAATCGCAATCGAAAAGCTTGATGAACTTTTCGATGACGATAAAGAAGAACCCGAACCTGAAAGCAATTTTGAAAAGATGGTTCAAGAGGTTTTCTTTAATGATTAAGTACAGCAACAGCAGAATCCAATGTTTCAAGTCTTGTAGGCGAATGTACCAATTGAAGTATGTGTACGGAGTTCAGCCTATACAAAAAGCAGAATCGTTGCAAACAGGTTCAAGCTATCACGAAAAAGTTGAGCAAATCAATAAGACAGGTGATTTCGTCCGTGACGAAGATGCAAAGACTAATGCAATGGCATTCGCCTACAAGAAGTTCATCTTGCCGAAACTTGGCGGTAAAGTTGTAGATGCCGAAGTGTGGTGGGAGGACAAGATACTTGGAATTCCATGTTGCGGAATCATTGATGCTGTTCGCGAGGATGGTGTGCCGATTGAGCATAAGACCACAAGCGGAACGATTGACGGAAGTTATTGGCTCGGACTTGAAAACGATGAGCAGATACTTATGTACATGAGAGCCACGATGAAAAACACGATTGTATATGATGTTGTTCAAGTTCCGACAATTCGGCAAAAGAAAGATGAAACCAATGAAGAATTTGAGCAACGTTGCATCAATTGGTATGATGAATCCAAGGCTCAAGTAAACATCATTCAACGAGATTGGATAAGAATCGTTCAGTTTGAGAATGATTTCACATGTGTGGTTTCCGACATGAAGCGATGCGCAGAACAGAGCTTTACTACATCATATTATCCGAACCCGAACAATTGTAGGAAGTGGGGCAGATTGTGTGAATATGCACCGATTTGCAACAGCTATGACCCAAGCCAAGAATACATTGATTTTGAGGTGGTGAAGAAAGATGGAGAAACGTTTGAATCTCCTACTGCGTGAAAGATTGATGATTCAGAATCTTCGACTTTTACCAGAGCAAGCCAAGAAACTGATTTTGAAACAGTATGACAACGAGATTGACCTTATTGTGAAAGGAGTAAGAGAAAACGATGAGCTTGAACACGATGAAACTTGATGATGTTGTCAAGAAGAAACAGCCGATAACCGCACTCCTGTACTGCGCACCCGGTGTTGGCAAATCTACAACTTTGGGTGTGATTGCTGAAAAGTCAGAGGGCAAAACGCTTGTCCTCGATGTTGACAGAACATTTGTTCCGACTATGAGCAAAAATGAAGTCGTGAAAGACTTCAGTAAAGTTGATGTTGTGCAAGTCGATAACATTGACACGTTCCAAAGCTGGACAGACATATTGGTAGAGTTGAACGACCTTGCAAAAGATGGGAAGATGCCGTATACGAACATCTGTGTAGATAACATTTCTGAACTTGAACGTTGCATCTTATCCGACTTGGGAAACAAAGGGAAGAACAAGGGTGTTCCTGCACAGGCAGACTATCAGTATATGCAGTTCAAACTTGTGAACAGCTTGCGGCTTATGAAGTCTTGGGGAGTGAACGTGTACTGGACAGCGTGGGAAACTACGGAACAGTTTACGAATCCAGACGGAAGTAGTTACAGCCGTCTGTACCCTAAGATGAGCTTGAAAATTGTTGACAACATTTGCGGACTTTGTGATATTGTCGGGAAGATTGCTGTCGGTAAAGAAGGGGCGAGAGGAATCCTTCTTGAAGCAAGTCAAAACGTTTACGCAAAGAATCAGCGCGATACTCGTAAATTTGCGCTGGTTGAGGACTTTTAAGGAGAACGAACTATGGCATTTTGGTTTTGGTTTGGATTTTGTGCAGGAACATTAGCAGTCATGCTAATAGAACTTGTCATTATCATAATCGCTTATATCAAAAAAGAAAGGAAGTAATTAAACATGAATTGGCAATTCAAAAGAGAAGAACAGCAGTTTGACATTATCCCTGAAGGAAAGTACAGAGTTCGCATTGATAATGCGGAAATGGCAGAAAGCAAAAAAGGCAACGACATGATTATTTTAACGCTTGCAGTAAGCGGACAGTCGAGTAGATTGTGGTACTACATTGTGTTCCTTGATGACCGCCCCGAAATTACGAATCGGAACTTGACCGCAATCTTCGATAGCTTCGGAATTCCAGATGGCGACTTGTCGCTTTCGAGCTGGATTGGAAAGGCTGGTGCTTGCACGGTAAAGCACGAAGAATATAACGGCGACATGAGAGCAAGAGTCGGCTACTTCATTCCGAAATCGAAACAGGATGGACTGCCTGCATGGCAAGGCGATGATGCGCCTGCTGGCGGCGGATTCTACGATGTTCCGAAAGACCAGTTACCGTTTTGATATGACTGGTTCACAGTTTGAACGCATGGTAGTTACCATGCTTGGAAAAAATGGGTATTGGGCGCATCGAATTGCGCCCGATGCCCGTGGCGCGCAGCCGTTCGATGTAATAGCCGCAAAAGACGGTCATGTACTTGTAGCTGATTGCAAAGTTTGTCAAAGTGGAAGATTTAGCTTTGCGAGATATGAAGAAAACCAAAGAAGCGCATTCAAGCTGTTTCTCGAAATGAATCCGACAAGTAGAGCAT